AATATAGCGAAAAAATGGATGCGTTTTATAGAGGCCAACACATTGAGCCTTTCCAATCTCACGTGATTGATTCTGGTGTAGCTCAAGGTGTAGTACCTTTCGGTGTTCCAGTTGAATTAGTTTCTATCTCTGAACACTACCTAGCTGAGCAAGTTCAAGTTTTAGACTCTGGTGTTTTCCGTGGTGTTTCTGTTCTTGTAGACGGTACTGAGCAAGATGCTTATGCAGTTGTTACTCGTACTTCTAACGCTCTTGGTGGTGCTGAAGATACAATCGCTGAAGCAGAAGCTGGATTCAAAGACAAAGCTCCTCTAGCAATCATGAAAACTGGTCGTGTAGTTGTTGAGCTTGATTCTACTGAAGTAGGCTTAGAAGTTGTACCTTCAGGTTCAGGTTTCGTTGCTGGTACGCATGGTGGCGTTGTCGCTGTTGACGGAAGCATCAAATGTATCGTTCACAGAGCTGCTGATACAAATGGTCTTGGTATCATCGAAATGTTCAGAGTATAAACACACTAAATAATAAGGAAGTAAAAATGACTTACAAGAATATCGACGCTGATGCTGGCGTATTTTTTGAGCACGAATTAGAAGCTGTAAAAAGCCGTGCATACGAAATTGAGTACCCACAATTAATGGCTCGTACTGTATTCCCTGCTGCTGCACAACTTTCAGCTCCAGGCGCACAATCTGTAACTTACGAAATGTTTGATTTTGTAGGACAAGCAAAGATTCTACACAGTTACGCTGCGGACATCCCGATGGTAGAAGTTAAAGGTAACAGATATACTCGCCAAGTATATACTGAAGCTCTAGGTTTCAACTACTCTATCGACGATATTGATGCTGCTAGAATGGCTGGCAAGCCTCTAAACGACATGAAAGCTAAGACTGTAAGACGTGGCCTTCTTAAGCTAGAAGACACAATTGCTTTCCATGGTGATTCTGCTACAGACATCCCATCTTTCTTAGAGAATCCAAACGTAAACACTCTTACAATTGACGCTGAGTGGACTAAAGGTACTGCTACTGGTGCAGATATCATTGACGATCTTCTAGCAATGGAGCAATCAATTATTGAGAACTCTAACGGCGTTGAAGCTCCGAACACTCTAGTTCTTTGCCCAGAAACTTACGCTACACTAGCAATGACTATCCACACTGATGGTGTTGATAAGACTGTTCTACAACACTTCTTAGACAACTCTGCTTACATCAGCACTGTTCTTTCTGTACCTAACTTTAAAGTTGGTGGACTTAAAGACGGCGACCGTTATGCAATGATGTATGACCGTTCTCCAGACAAGCTATGGTTAGAAGTTGTTAAAGACGTAACTTTCCTACCAGCTCAAGAAAAGGCACTTATGTTCCAAGTTCCAGCATACATGAAAACTGCTGGCGTTATCTGCCCTTTCCCTAAGTCTGTATGTATTGTTAAGGGCGTATAATCATTACGATTTTTCGCGCTTCGCCTAGCCTACGGGCTAGGCTCTTTCACTTATTATGGAGATTAATATGATTCACGTAGAAGTATTACAACCACGCACCGTTACTATGGGTCGCAGAGAAACTATGATTCACCTTCAAGGTGGAATGAATATGGTAGACGAAGACAAATGGGAGCTACTAGAGAAACATAGAAAAGGTGAAGTTGAACTTGCAGAAAAGCGAAATTTAATACGAGTTCACAGGTCAAAGAGTGGTAAAATAACTAAAAAGATAATTACAAATTGTTATCTTCCAGACGACTTAAAAGCAATGAGAAGCAAAACGAAGTCACCTGCTTTACTAAAAGCAATAGACGCTCAGCTTGAGTTGATTTTGGGGGATTTAAGTTCACCAAAGAAAAGCCTTAAAGACGAGTTAGGGCTTTAAATATGAGGTAAAGCTATGGCCTATGAAGACGTAACTCCTGCTTATGTTAATCTTGTGTCTTACAATAAATATGCTGGTCAAACTGCTGACCAAGCAAACTTCGACGCCGTCAAACAAATGATGAGCGTTTATTGTAGTACAGACACACAAGCACTTCCTGATCGCAAATACACTCATGGCCTAGCTTTGCTTATTTGCCACTACTACGCTATTGGCTCTCTGGTAAACCCAGAAGAGATCGACGATGGCGGTGGAGGCGGTGGCGACCTTGAGGGCGTTAGAGGCCCTATCGTAAAAGAAGTCGTAGGTGACATCGAGGTTACTTACGCAGACCTCACACAAAGAAATTCATCATCAGGTGGGACAGGTGGAAGCGGAAACGATTTTGACCGTCATGCTTGGCTCCAGAAATCCATCTACGGGCTTCAATACTTACGCTTGCTAAAATCATTCGGCAATAGACCGATAATCGTTTAGGACAAATAAATGTACGCTGGAATGACTATAAGAAAAACTTCGGTCACTGTCACAACTTATGCTGACAGTGGTTACGTAGATGGTCGATATCAAGAGGCAGTAACGGAAACTAAGGTTATACAGGCCGTGGTTATGCGTTGCTCAATGAAAGAGAAGCAGCTTATGAAGGAAGGCTATAGAGGCCGTGAAACCCTTAAGCTTTACTTTTCGCCCGAAGCTTTTAAAGAGATAGAAATGGGGGATACCACTAGGACGTCCACATTCACAATTAATGGTAAAATATACGAACAAATGGCTACCGAGCATTGGGACCAATTGATTGAACATACTAAAGTCCAAGTAATTGAGAAGGAGCCTTAGTGGTTAAGGACATACACAACGCTGCACATATTTCTCATGAGCTCTCTATTTTCAAGATGATGATAGAGCATCTTCACGATCAATGTGAGTTCGCAGAACAAGCGTCTGTAGACGTTGGTGTTTTAAAAGACTTCTTTGGGGAGGGCGTATCTGCTGATAGGCCTAAACTAGTAGAGACTTGGGACGAAACTCAGACCGGTACAGTTAGAGAAGAATCAGACTTCGCTACAGTTGGCCTCGTAGCTAGGAAACAAGAGTTTGGTTTTACACAACCTAACGGGAGTATGGTTCCAGCTAGATCATTCGTTAGATCTACAGCAGAAAGATTTGATAGCTTTACTAAACGTGAATTTCATATGCACTTAGACAAAATGTTAAAACAAGGTGATGTGTTTGGAATCAATGTAGAAGAGGCCTTTATTAAAACTGGTAAGTATCTAAGGACAGAAATGAAGAGAACATTTGATACCGAAGGGTACGGTAGATGGGCGCCTCTTAGAAGTCCTACAAGAAACGGTAGAACTCCAGATGGAAAGCCATTGCTCGACACTGGACAGTTGCAGGAGTCTATTGCGTGTAGAATTAACGAGTCGGCTTCTCTTACAAGTGAAGCTATAGCGAGGATTGATTTATGACAATAAGCATAAGAAATACTTTAGAGCCTGCAATAAGAAACCTAGTGATGTCTGCTTCTGGACTTGAGAGAGTTATCTTCATGTATCCTAATGCGCCAAGGCCAGAAATGCCTTACGCAGCAATACAAAAAATAGCGACATCAAAAGTGATAAATGACTGGCAAAGTATGGATCAATATACGGGCAAGTTAGGGCTTTTTGGTATCAGGACAATGCGCTATCAAGTTTCTATTTATGGTGATGGAGCTGTGGATATTTCTAATACAATGCAATCACAACTTTTTTTGCAAAATAATAGAAAAACACTATATAATGAAGCAAACACGTCTATTCTTGAGGCTTTGTCGGTAATAAATGACTATCAGTTGGTCAATTCTCATTATGAGGAAAGAGCAGTTGTAGATATTATTTTCAATGTTGTTTTTGAGAATGGAGAGATCACAGAGGACGTTGGCTATTTTAATGCTGCCAATGTAGTCTGGGATAATCAACCTTAATTTTTTTGGAGAATTTTATGCCAAGTTTGCAAGAAATCGTAGACGTGAGTATCACGTTAGAAAGTTCGGCGCTTACAGTAAGGGGCTTTAATAGTCTTATGCTTGCTGGTAAATCAGCGTCTTTTGTTGGTGGAGCGCCAACACCTTTTGAAGTAGGTGACGTTAGGCCTTACACTACTCTATCTGAAGTTCAAGCTGATGCTGCTATTGCTGCTGACGGTGAGATCATGAAGATGGCTCAAGTTGCATTTGCACAGTCGCCATCAATGAGTGTTCTTTATATTGCTTACGCAAAGGACACAACATCAGACCCAGACGAGCAAATAGAAACTTCAGACCTATTAGACATCATGGCTACTAACAATGAGTGGTTTGGTTACTGTTCTGAGTTTAACGACCCACTAAGTATCAAGAGACAAAACGATGCTTTAGGTTCAACTAAGTATGGCTTCTATCTAATCGAAGATGCTCCAGATGCAATACCTGCTGGACTTGACGGATTAAGCGACTACTCATCTCTATGGCACACAAAGTCTACTGATACTGCTGGTGGAAAATATGTGAACGTAGCTGTAGCTTCTGCTTTATTAGCTCTTAAGCCAGGTTCTTACACTGCTGCTTTCAAAAGTCTTCAAAGCGTAGAGCTTTCTACTTACAGCCCTGCTGAAGAGAAGTTATTAAGACCTACTGATGGGACACCTGCTCATAGAATTAACCAATATTCTTCTGTTTCAGGTAGAGGAATCACTTGGGAAGGCGTTACAGCGAATGTATCTGTTAAAGGCTTTATTGATACATATATCGGTAAAATCTATCTGCAAGCTAGACTAGAAGAAGATATTTTTGCTCAATTAGCATCTGTTGGTAAGGTTCCTTACACAAATGCTGGCGCACAAATTATAACTACTGCTGTACTTACAAGACTAAATGAAAGTGTTCGTGACGGATACTTAAAAGCTGTTCCTGCTCCAGTAGTAGCACCTATTCAATTAGATCAAATTCCAGCAACAAGTGTTAGCGCAAGAGTTCTTCCTGACGTTAGATTTACGGCGGAAACTGCTGGTGCGATTCACACTGTTAAAATTAACGGTACAATATCTGTATAAGGAAATTAAAGCATGGCAACTACAAGTACAATCAGGGCATTTGACCCTAAAATGGTTACAATCAACTGGGGTGCTCATCTAGTTGAAGGTTTCGCTGAAGAGAAAGTAACTATTTCTTTCCAAGACGATGCTTTCGATCTAGCTATTGGCTGTGATGGTGAAGCAAGTCGTGTTCGTAAGAACAACAACTCAGCTACTATTACTTTAACGCTACAACAAACTAGTCAGTCTAACGATGTATTCTCATACATGGCGATTGCTGATAGACAAGCAAATCTAGGTATCATGCCTATGACAATAATTGACTATTCAGGTTCTACTAAGTTATATGCTGCTTCAGCATATATCGTTAAAACACCTGATCAAACTTTGTCTAACACAAACAACACTATGCAGTGGGTATTTGTATGTGACAATCTTGGATGGTTCGCTGGTGGTTCACCTTACGACATTCATGGTACTGTACCATCTGCTGAGCAACTTGCTCCTTACCAACAAAGAAATCAACCAGCTCTTGACCCTGTTGGTGTTCAAAATAACCCTATTGATCTTCTTAATCAGTGGTTATAAGTAGTTAAAAAAAGCTGTATCTGGTTATGCTAAAAATGGTATAACTAGATACAGTATTTAATCTAAAAAGAGGTAAAACACGTATGTCTAATCTAGTTTCTGTTGAAAACAACGTAGAAGTCACTATTGAAGGTAAGCAAGTCGTAATATATAAGTTTGGAGCTATGAAAGGCTGGAAACTTATGAGAAGAATCATGTCGGTTCTAGGCCCTGTTATGGGTGAGTTTACTACTGGTGAAGACGCAATATCAAAGGCTATCGGCACACTATTTGATAGACTTTCTGAAGAAGAATTTATGCGTTTAATGTTAGACTTAACATCAAGCGTTACTATAGACGGCCATAAGGTAAACTTTGAGAGAGATCTAGGTGTGAGTAAATTCACAATGGATTTAATTGGCGAAGTTCTTAAAGCCAACTTTGAAGAGTTTTTTACCCTAGTCCAGGAAAAAGTAGGAGATTTCTTGGGCACGATGGAAGTGGAGTAGACTCTTCTGGTGGGGATTTTGAAATCCCCGATACTAGAGCTGATATATACCTTTGGCGACCAATAATCCAAAGGTATATTACATATGCTGATCTTTGCACCATGCCATTGGAAGATTTCATGGACTTGCAAGAGATGATAAATTTTAAGGATTATATTAAGTCTAAGCAGCTTTCATCTATCGCCGAAGCATCTGCCGATGGGTAGATTTTAGCTTAAATAGAGGATGAAAATGGCTAAAGAAACCTTTCTTACCTTAACGGCAAAGACGCTACCTAAGCTCTTGCCGTTGCTAGGTCAACTAAACAAACAAACATCTGTACTTGAAAAACACATGAAGAATCTTGGGCGTAGCTCAAAGATTTTGAAACAAGCTCAAAAAGAGCTTAGTGACGAGACGGTAAAAAACGCTCAAGCTGCTGCTGATGCTAGTAGTGCATTAGACAGGCTAAACAAAGCAAAGCAACAAGGCGCAAGAGTTTCCGCTTCGTTTGAAAGGTTCCTAGCAGAAGAGGTAAAATTAAAGAGTAGCCTAATAAGTGCCAACGATAAGCTATCTATTCAAAACGAGAGAATAGCTAAACAGCAAGGCAAGATGGGTATTATAGCTCGCAACAAAGACTTTGCTAAGAAGCAGTTAGCCGAAATCAATAGGCTCTACGATGCTGTACCTACGAATCTCCCAACTCGTAAGCGTACTTCTATGGGGAATTTCATAGAAGACACTGATGCTATTAAGACAAATAAACAAAACGACCTTCTTAGAACGTCTTTACTCGAAAAGAAGCAAGCAGCGCTTAATCTTTTACGTAAAATAGAATTACAAGAAAGAAGGGCTGAAAGATCTTTAGCTAGACAAAAAACAGCACAAGATAAGCTTGTTGAGGCTAAGAGAAAAGAAGAAGAGGCAGAAAAGGCAGCTAAGAAAGCTGCTGCTGAAAAAGCTAAGGCTGCTGCAAAAGCAGAAAAAGAACGCCTAGCAACGATGACAAAGGCCGAAAAAGAAGCAGAGAAACTAGCTAAGGCCGAAGAAAAGAAAAGACTTAAAGAGCAAAAGGACGCTGAAAAAGCTCGCCTTAAAGCTGAAAAAGATAAAGAGCGTGCAAGACTTAAGGAAGAAAAAGAAGCCGAAAGACTTGCTAAGCAAAAGTTACGTGAAGAGAAAAAAGCTGCTGCTGAGATAGAAAAATTAAAAAGAAAAGAAGCGGCTGAACTTCTTAGACAACAAAAGAAAGCTGCTGCCGAATTAGAGAAAGCTAGAAAAGAAGCTTTAAGAAAAGCGACTAAGGCCTCTAAAGAAGCACTAGCTGAAAAGAAAAAAGCTCATGCTTCACTAGCAAAGGCTCAAAAAGCTGCTGCTGCACAAGCTGAGAAAATGGAAAAGAAAAAGCTTGTTGCTGCTAATAATCTTAGAAAGATGCAAGAGCAAGCTAAAAAGAAAGCTGAAAAGTTTAGAGTAGTCAAAGAAAAGAATAAAGAACTACAGATTGCTAGGCAACTTAAGACTTTAGAAGAACAACGTGAAGAAGCCTTACGCAGATCAGCAGCAAGAGCTAAGATGCTAAGAAACACTTTCATGGCTATTTATAGATCTGTTCAGTTTACTGTAAAAGCTTTATGGAAGATGTCTAAGCCTTTAAGAATGTTGGGTAATGGTTTAGTTGCTATTCCTAGAAAGATGCTTGGAGCATTAGGCACATTAAACAGTAGGTTATTCTCCTTCTTTACTTATGACTTTATAAATCTAGTAGGTCGTGGAGTAAGAGCCATACCAGGACTTATTAATAAATCAATGACTATGGCTGGCGATAGAAACTCTACGCTAGAGTTCTTGACCTTACAGACAAGAGATCCCGATGCAGCAGTAAAGCTTATTGACGATATTAGTAGCTGGGCGGCAAAAACACCGTTCTCAATTACGCAGTCTCGTCAAAACTTCTCCAAGATTCTTCAGGTAATGAACGCAAGTAAGATGCCAATGGGGGAAAACTTTGAGAATGTATTCGACCTGATGAACGCTTTCGGTAATGCTGCTGGTGGTAATCAATTCAGAATGAATCGTGTTACTACAACAATGGCTCAGATGCTACCGAGAAACAAAGCTAATGAAATGGACTTTAGAGAACTAGCAAACTCCCTAGTTGATCTTAAGCCTATTCTCAGAGACATGCTTGGCTTGGCAGAAGGTGAAACTCTAAAAGCTACGTCTGTTAATTCTGCAATGATGATAGAGGCCTTTAGACGCTACACTACTGGTGGTGGTGTCATGTCGGGTGCTATGGACAGGCAGATGCGAAACTGGAACGGTATTGTATCCAACTTAAAAGATATACTAGATATCTTTATGGAACAATTAGGCCGTCCAATGGTTGCTACATTAGGCCCTTGGCTAAAGAATCTTAATGAAACACTTGCTAAGCCAAGTATGAAAGACGCTGTAAAAGAGCTAGGCGCAGCACTAACAAGATCAGGTCTTGTTGGTCTTCGTATGTTTGGCCTTAATTTTGATGGCAGTACCGTAGAGGAAAAAACAAGATCATTCGCTAAGTCTATTGAAAGAGCTGCGCTTGTGATGGAAGATTTCTATCTATGGGCAATGGGTGAGCCTTCTGCTGCTGCAAGAGAACTTGGCGGTGGTACAAAGAAGAGTCTTTTTGAGTTTTCATTAAGTAAAGCGGCTGACGCTATTAAAAAGGCTTTCGACGCATCTTTACAAGAAGGATTCCTTAGCGATTTAGTAGATAAACTTGGTATATGGGCAAATAAAATAATCCCTGATTTTGCAAAGGCTATCGCTGATTCAATAGTAAGTAGACTTTCACAGTATAGAGTAACAAAAAGTTCTGGGCCAGGCTGGGGTTTTGAATTACAAAGAAAAAATAATTTAGGCAATTTCCCTGACAAGAAAGAAAAAACATTCGCTCAAAATGCTGTGCAAGGCGCTAGTATTGGCGCTGGTGCTGCTAGTGCTGTTATGTCTGGTATTCTGGCAGCCAAAGGTGGAGGTAGCGGCGGGCCTTTAATGGCTATAGGAATACTTTCTGGACTTCTTTCAATATCACAGTTTAGAGAATTATCTGAAGACCGTTTAAATGATGATGGGCAGAGAATAAGAACTTATCTTCGTTTAGCTCAATCTTCTTGGATGGCTATGAGTCCAACCGAAAAGAAAAAAGCTATAGGTGTATTTAATAAGTTTGAAAATGATCGTAGAGGCGATTCTATGATCACAGACGACTTCTTAGGACAAGGAACTACAAGCTTCTTCAGATCAAAAAGAAATAAAGACTTTGATAACTTTATGGGATTACCAAAGAAACAACTAGACGAAAAGCAAATTTTAAAACAGATAGAATTTCTTGAAATGTTGAAGAGGCTTGAGAAAAATGGGCCAAGCAAAGAATCTGAGTACAAAAGATTTAATTTTGACAAAAGTTCACTAGGTTTAATGGGTATTCCTGGCAGACATGGAATGGGGAATATGTTTGGGCCTGGAGGTGGTAAAATAATTATCGACCAAAGAAATAACATTTACACTTCGGAAACGGCTGTTGCGGTTAATCAGAACTTGAATAACCAAGTCTTATCACTTGCAGGCGTAGGAGGGCTTTATTAATGGCTATAGACATTACAGAAAACTTATTTAATCCACTTGATTCTGCAAGTAATCAGGTTTATTCAAAGTTTTCCAACATAATGAAGTTTACAGAATACTTTGGTACTTACGGTGGTAGAACAATAAATGAAAAAAATGCAGTCACACTGAGAGGTGACTGTACTGTTTCTGAGAATTATAGTTTTGCAGCAAACGTGACATCACATCCCGTTCACAAGAGTACAGACATAACAGATAATGCAAGGCCTGAAGATTTTATAATTAATATTACTGCTATTAGTTCTGACGCCTCGATGAGCTATCTTGATACTATAGATTCTGTAGCTAATTCAAATGTGGGCAGTATTATTAGGACTGCGTTTAATGATGAAGATTCACTTGATGCCTACCTTTCCAAGTCGCAACAAGTGTTTAAACAGCTTAAGTTTTGGTGGGAAAAAGGCACTCCACTAGCTGTAGATTGCGCTTATGATGTTGGGGGATTAAGAGATGTAAACTACGATGCTTCTGCGTTTATTATCCAAAATGTATCTATACCTAGAACTTCTGAAATAGGCTCAAGAGCTATAAAGTGGAATATGACTTTAAAGCTTGTACGGTTTGCAAGGGTTGAAAAAGAAGAGATAGGGCTATACTCGTTTTCTAAGGGGCAAAAGTCTTCAAACCAAGTAGACCCTAAAAAAATCCCTAATTCTAAACAAGATAAGTCAGAGGAAGCTGCAAAAAGGCTGAGAGATCGCAAAGGCCTACAATATTAAATAAGGTGTTAAGTATGCAATTATACAATTTACCTGCTGAGAAGCAGCAGCCTAGATCATATAGTTTTTCAACGAATCTTGATGGTCGAGTTTATAACTTTTCTTTTAGTTATAATAAAAGAAGTGATACTTATCATTTTAGTGTTTTAGATTTTTTAGGTAACACACTAATAGCTAACATACCCTGTTTGTCTTATATAGACTTCATGGTTACTAAGTACGCTATGACTGAAATATTACCATTTGGGGATATCTATATAGCAGCTACTAGTGGTGATGAAACGCAAGACCCAAATTTCCTTACGTTTAATACTACAATAGAATGTTTTTACATGAGTATAGCGGATGATTTATAAGGGTATTATTAATGTCTAATTTTGTTAAATATTTTCACGACACTGTAATAAATGGTGGTGATCAAAGTAAAAACCCTTTTGTTACTAGGGATACATTTAATAAGCAACAAACAAAAGATGTATATAAATTTCAAAGATCATACAAGCTTGTTGTGGGTGTTCCGAAGATATCTAGAAGATACGTTCAGTTTGATGATTTATTTCCTGAGTTTACAAACCCTGAAAGCAGGAGGTTCGTGCCAAATGTTTCTGGTGGTAGCTATGACATCACTAGCACAACAGATATTACCCCTATTGATGCTGAAGTTATAGGCGCGCCTTATTATCTTAAGTCTTGTATAATAGAGCAGAAAGAAGATTTAGGATTCCGAGTAACCTTTACATCTAATAAAAATGACTCAGGAAACCAAAATATAGAACGAATAACTGTATTCAATCCTCCAAAAGAGGTTGTTGATATGGTTAATGAGCCTGGGGCTATACTAAAGTTTTATTGCGGATATCTAGGCGACCCTGCAACGACTGATTCATTGTTAATGTCAGGTTCAATAGCTAGTTCTGACTTTAGAGATGATGGCGTTGATAAAGTTTTAACAATAGATATAGGGCAACTAGGTTCTACATACGCGACAAGATGGATAGCTAGACAGTTTAGCGGCAACACAAAAGTTGTTGATATCATTGAGCATTTAGCTACATACCTTGTGAGAAACAGTATTGTTTTAGATCAGTATTCTATAGACTTTCCATTACCTGTCACTGTGGGTAAAGAATACCCTGTCTTTGGTGATGCCTTAAGTGTTCTACAAAAACTCACTTCTTCCTGGGGTTATTACACTTTTGTTACTTCAGGTATTTTATATGTTAAGCCTGCAACGACTTTACAGGGATTCGAGAGTAGTAAAGTTATAAGGCTTTCTGAAATAAGTGGATTAATTGGAAGGCCTCAATTTATTGTAGATAAAAAAGACCAAGCAGCAGTTACTAATCAAATTAGATTTAAGTGCTTGCTTGACCCTAATATTAACTTGCGCACAAGAATAAAATTAAATTCTGGGGTATTCAATAAAGATGTGGACGACCCAACATGGAACTTTAATGAAGCAACTATTGATATGACTGTAATTGTTACTTCTATGGTTATAAAGGGTGATAGTTTTAGTGGCGATTGGTATAATGAGTGTATTGCTGATATAGTAAAAGATACATCAATATTCCCTAATACTAATGATACTGTCATACCGTTGGCGCAAAATTCACTAAGAATAGGTTCGTAATGTCTAGGAACTATACAGAATTAGATTTAATAAGACTTGCTATAAGAGAGCAGCTATTAGACTTGCATACTATGATACCGGCTAAAATTGAAAGCTACGACAGCACAACGCAAAAAGCAACGGTAGTAGTTTCAATAAACAGAGGTATAAACAACAAGGTCTTCCCACCTGCCAAGCTTTTCAATGTAAAAGTAGCCTTCCCTCGCATGGGGGATAGGGGTGTTAGCTATGAGGTGAAAGTTGGGGATAGCGTACTTCTAGGCTTTGCACATCGAGACTTAACTCAGTGGGCTTCAGCAGGGGAAGGCTTTGGCCCTGTATCAAACGATATCTGCCCTCTAAGCTCGGCAGTAGTAATAGCTGGCCTTAGCCCTGATTTACAGAACTTCACGCAGAAGCAAGGCGTTACAGAGCTTGTGGGGAGTAAGTTGTTTTTAGGCGACCCTAAAGCAGTTGGTCCAACTCTTGCTCCGCAACTAACGCCTACTCCTCATGTGCCGGTTTTACCAGCAAAACAGCTTCCTTATGCTGCAAAAGAATATGGACCTCTAAATTTAGACTTAGTTTCTCTTTTGGTTTCACTAATTGAGAATTTGTTGGCTGCTTCCTATGGTATTACCTATATTTCTGGTACTCCCAGCGGAATGGACGGAATAGATGACACTAGTAGAGCT